GATAACTGGAGTCAGCAAGGCTGATCCACTTCTCAGTCGCGTTGGTCACTGAGATGGTCTGCGCCGGAAGCGCAACACCGTACGAGGTGGTACCAGTCGGGGTGATCGTGACAGTGATAGGAGCGCCACCACCATTCTTCACCACAAGGAAGCGAGCGTTGGCAGAAACAGTGTCACCGCCACCAGCCGCAGCAGCGAAGGTGGGAACAACGCCAGCCTTGGAGAGGGATTGAGTAGAGAGCAGTGCCATTAGTCAAACTCCTTATCAGGCCGCGACGGTGGCATTCTCGTTGGGCTCGACAGAGACACCAGCGGTAACTTGGAAGATCTGGACCTGATTGGACGTGGCAGCCTGCATCGAACGCGAGGACACGCGGATCGGCCACACCTCGACAGGAGCGCCAGTACCGGGCTTCTTGGTCACTGAATCGTAGGTCCCGCCGCTCTTCGCGAACCGCGAGATGATGATGTAACCAGCCTGCGCGCGCGGGAGGGTGGTCCACGCAGTGTCAGTCGTCTCATCACGGTAGCAGTCCATCGTGAAGGAGCCCTGAACCGTACCGGGGATGCTCGTCTCGAACAGCGAGTCGAACGCCGGGGTCGGGAGCAGGTTGCCCTGAGAAGACGCGGTAAGAGACACAACGAACGGAGTCAGGTTGGTGCACGCATTGATCTCAGCCTGAGTCGGTGCGGCGAGAGACGCAGGTGCGGTGGCGGTGAAGCCGATCCACGTATTCTGGTTCGGGATAATGCGAGCCATCAGAACTCCTTAGTTTCCGTGATGTCCTGATCAGATTCTTTCTTATCAGGCAAGGGGGTTTCTGGGACAAGTGTCTCCTTGCCCTTCACAATCTTGGTGACGTACTTGACAGGCTGCTCTTCAGGCTCATCTTCGATGACGTACCAACCGAGTTCCTTCCAGTGCTCAAGAGCATCCTCGAAGACAACACCAGTGTTCTGGATACCTTCGTGGCCGATCTTGTATTCCTTACTCATTGTGACTCCTAGTTGTGGCCGAAGTTCTCAGACATGAATAGAGTAAATGTATCTGTCTGTCCAAAGATAGGCTGATCCTCTGGACCTCCTCGTACGATCCCTCCAACAGTCTTTGTATCGACGTAGGAGATCTTCCACGAAGCATCTGCGTGACTAGCGCCATAAATCGTATGCCCACCGATTGAATCAATGCCTTCTCTCACGGCATCCATGATCCACTCACACTGTTCGCGCGTAGAGCCAAATCCGCTGACCTGATATGGGAACCAGATATCGGAGTCTGGATAGGCAAGTGACCCGCTGATCTCAGATGTTCCAGCAGGAGTGACAATCACATAGGGGATGAACTCACTGTTGGGTGCCTTGGCAGTATCTGACCATCCATAGGGGACTGTAGGAACCCACGCATCTCCAATTGGCTGACCTGTGAATGCGAGATGCTCAAGGACTGCGTTGGTGAGAAGCCTACGCTCCAACATTGTTCGGTCCCTTCGTGATCATCAATGCGCCACGCTCTGCGAGTTTATCAGCAAGGTCACCCATTGCTTCTTCTACAGCAGGACGCATATAAGGATGTGGAGGGATGCCTGGATGAATGACTTGCTTGGTGCTGACCCACTGTCCATTGACTTGGAATCGTAAGAACTTCTTCGTCCTCGGCTGGATGACATAGGGAGATCCGCCAAACTCTCCCCGAGTTCTGGTTCCAAACTCCTGAAATGCAGCATAGGGAACATGAGGGCCGATGATCAATTGATTCCCATTGACCTGATAGGTGATGGAGTCACGCAACTTCCCAGTTCTCACAGGGGCTTTGGCGCGAGCCTTCCCCATGATCTGATTGCCCAACTCGTTGAAGATGTTGCCAGTGATCTCCTCTGGGCGCTTACCTGAGATCTCAGCCAGATCCTCCACCAACTCCGTGATGTCGGAGTGGACGATTGGCTCACCGCTGCCAGACATCGGAATCGGTGTAGGCCGTGCAGGTCATCCTTCGAGTCGCACCAATCTGCCCGCCACCATCTACGGCAACGACACGGAAGGCACGTCCCACAAGATCGGGGTCCTGCGGTGAATTGGTGACAACAACGATCTGGTCCTTCTTCGGCATACCAGCATCAAACGGGATGGAGATGTTGGTCTGCATCAAGGTCACGGGAGTGTCTCCCATCATCACCAGAGAGCCCGTGTTCGTCTCCCAGATGCGAGCCTTACCCGAGTACCAAGGATCGACCCACTGAGTCTCTACGATGCCTGTAGACGTGTTTAGGACCTTCCCAGCGCCACCGTAGATGGAGACACGGCAGGACATGAGAGTCTGTACGCGATCACGTACATAACTGACACTCCTGCGCGTGACGTTGTACCTCATAGGTATGTCCCATCACGCTCCGGGTAGCCAACATATGTTCCATATCCACCGGAGTCCTGTAGACCAGCGCCGGGGTTGTCATGCTGTCCCTTGGCCCAGACCAGAGGCGCGATGGATTCGTCATAGGTCTCGCCAGCGAGCATTCCGCCAGCGGATGGGATCCCACCGATGTCCTGTGCTTGGTACTGAGTTCGGAGAGAGTCAGCAAGTGCGACGAACTTGTTCTGGAGTTCAGTAGCGCCAACGGAGATCCCATCAGCGGAGAATGAGATCTCGCGAGTGAACTTGGCGGCGATGACATCACAGACAACAGCAGCAAGGAACAGAGGACTGGAAGACACCTTCTCCCAGTTCACAACGAGGTAGTTGATCTCCTCGTCAGAGATAAGAGGATCGTCCTCATCGATGTCTTGCGAGTAGAACCTGATCTCGTCAAGAAGACTCGTAGATGGGTCACCGGAGTAACTGAACATCACTTCTCCTTGTACTTGTACTCAGGGTCGTTCTTGATCTTGTGGAGGGAGAGATTCCCCGCAAGACCACCGCCCATGCCACCACCCATACCACCAAGGACAGATGCGTAGTAACCCTGCTTATGCGCGGGAGAGACACTCTTGATCGGCTTGTTCAAGAACTTCAGTCTTCCCTTGGTCTTGAACGCCAGAAGAGTTCCAGCACCAGCACCAAGAGTCGCACCGCCAGTCTTCGTTGCGAAGTTCTCCACGGCAGCCTTGCGCTTGTTCCTACGGGAGTTGTCATACGCGCGCACAGTGGAACCCGGCAGCACAGGCGTGAGCACATCATCAACTGTGTCAGTCGGATGCGGTTCAGCCTTACTGATGCTGCCGTGTTCGACACCGAACGCGGACTGCATGGTCAGTACCTATTGCGAGAGGAACTGAACTGACTTCCTGCATAACCAGCAGCAGCACCAGCGCCACCAACAGCCCCAGTAGTTGCGAACGGATTCTTCTTGATCTTCTCCTTGGCGAGGTACTTCATCGCACCAGCCTTTGAAGGATCAGGAGTAGGAACTCCGGGAACCTTGGGCTTGGCAGGACCCGGCCTCGCAGCAACAGGAGCAGGTGACCCGACCTTGGGAACAATACCGGGGCCAACACGAGCCTTGGAGATCGGCTCGTGTTCCACGCCAAACGCGCTATGCATCTGTGCTCTCCTTCTTCGGTGCAGCCTTCTTCGCTGCGCGCTTGACCGGCTTGACCTCTTCGACAACTTCGTCAAGTTCAGTCGTGGTATCGACGGGGATGGGAGTCTTGTCCACCGCACGCATACTGCCGCGCTTGCGCTCGATAGTCATGCCACCCTCTTCATAGACAGGATTGAACCTGCCAGAGCGAACCATTGACTCCAGACGAACCATCGACTTCACTTCATTCGCGGGAAGGTACTCACCAATCTCTCGGCGCTTGCCCCATAAAGTCAGCGGACGACGGACGATGTACCCAACTGGACGACGAGTTCCTGCCATGACTGAAGAATACCTTTCGTGTATAGATGTGAAGAAGGGGGCCAACCCGTAGGCCAGCCCCCTTCTTCGCTGTGTCTATCAGGCGACAGCGGACTTCATGAAGATCCCACACTGCGGGGAGATCACCTTCATGTCGTACGTCATCTCACCCTCAATCCGGTCCGAAGCGATGTGCTCCATACGGAAGTTCTTGATGCGGATGCCCTCGCTGTTGCCAGCGGCGTATCCATTCCAAGTGAAGGTGTAACCAGCGGTCGGCGTCTGGAGAGACGGCGAGTCGGTCGAGTAGGTCAGGAGAACGTCCTTGGGATCGGTGATGAACGAGTAGGTCGCAGCAGCGTCCTGATCATCCATGT